TGGGTCTGTCTAAGTTTGACAAGACGCTTCACAATCGTATCACGAAGCAAGTTACTAAAGACCACACAAGCCAAGTCTATAGGATAAAGGCAGCACGGATCATTGCTGCTAAGGAAGGCTACAAGCCACCTAAGTGGACTAGTAAAGATTGTGTCACAGCTGGTGGTCCTATCCTGAGTGCAGTGCTGAAGGTGTCAGACCTCTTCACGACTTTTGATGTAAACCATGGCACTACTAACACCAAGATGGTCATTGGTCTGACAGAGGAAGCTAGAGCAAACCTCTTCCAGATGCAGAGCGATGCTGCTTGGGCAGAACCTATGTATGGCCCAATGATTGTACCTCCGCAGCCATGGACGTCTTTTCACACGGGTTGCTACTATGACTTCGCTTTGTCGTCTTCAGTCCCTCTGGTCAGAGGTGCCAACAGAGAGCAACGTAAGGCCATCCAGCATCACTTCGAGAAGTTTGGTACACCAGACTACGTCAAGGCTCTCAATGCCCTTCAAGCGACCCCTCTGAAGATCAACACGGATGTCTTGGAGGCACTCAAGTGGGTACATGAGGAGCGTATTGTCTTTGGTAAGTTCCCAGAGGTCATCGCACCTGCGTTTCCTAAGACACCAGAGAACTTCGAGGAACTACCTGATGACATTCGTTCTGAACTGAAGCGTGAGCAGAAGGCATGGCATGCTAAGGTTCGAGAAGCTGACTCAAACCTCGGTAACATCTCGGCTGTCTTGAAGACTGCTAATGAGATGTCTGAGTTTGACAGGTTTTTCTTGCCATGGAACTTCGACTTCCGTGGTCGCATGTATCCTGTGTCTACCTTCAACTACCACCGTGATGACCACGTCAAAAGCCTTTTCACTCTGGCAAATGGTAAGCCTGTAGATGATGACAGTCGTGGCTGGTTGTCGGTGCATCTCGCCAACTGTGGTGACTTTGGTAAGGTCTCCAAGAAGTCTTATGAAGCCCGTATCGACTGGGTCTCTGATCACCACGACCAGATCATAGCTACTGCAGCTGACTTCAAGTCTACCTTTGACTGGTGGTCTACTGCTGACAAGCCTTTCCAGTTCTTGGCTGCTGTCTATGAGTACGCCAAGATGCAGACTGAGGGTGAAGCCTACATCTGCTATCTCCCGCCAGCAATGGATGGGACCAACAGTGGCGTCCAGCACTACTCTGGTGCCCTGAGGAATGAAGAGGATGGCTTCTTGGTCAACCTAGTACCCTCAGACAGCTGTCAGGATGTCTATGCCAGCGTGGCTAAGGTCTCCACTCGTCTACTTGAAGAGATGGCTGGTGATCCTGTTGCAGACGCTTGGTTGGCTCATGGTGTCGGCCGTAAGGAGGTCAAGCGCAACACGATGACCTACGGCTACTCTAGTGTCGAGCGTGGCTTCTGTGATCAGATCCTAGAAGACCTCATGGCCCCTCTACGTCGTGAGGTTGCCCATGGTCGCATCAAGACGCACCCGTTTGGTGACAGTAGGTCTCAGGTCAAGCATGCTGCCCTGTTGGCAAAGGTCAACTATCAGGCAGTGCAGGAGGTAGTGAAATCAGTGGCTGAGGGCATGCAGTTCCTACAGCAGTTGACAGATGCTGTGTCTAAGGAAGGTAAGACGCTGCGCTGGCAGACCCCCTGTGGCTTCCCAGTAGTCCAAAGCTACACCAAGCTGATGATCAAGAAGGCACGGATCTACCTGTGGGACCGTGAGGCTCAATGTGAGCGGTGGCAGCAGATTACTCTGAGAGATCCAAATCCTGCTAAGATCGACACAAAGAAGATGAGGTCTGCAGTGGCTGCTAATGCTGTGCACTCCTTAGACAGTGCCCACATGATCAACACGATCCTGATGGCCTTGGATAATGGTGTGGAAGACTTCTTCATGATCCACGACAGCTTTGCGACTACCTGTGCTGACACTTGGACCATGTACCACTGCATCCGTCATGCGTTTGTCGATCAGTATGAGAGTGGGTGCTTCTTTGAGGAGATCCGTGAGCAGGTTCAGCAGCGGGTTTCTGACCCAATGATGGATCTACCACCTGTGCCATCAAAGGGTGTCTTGGACATCAGAGGTGTTCTCGAGAGTGAGTACTGCTTCAGCTAGACCTTTTATACACCCTATGGACAACTGAAATTTCATAGGAGCACAGATGCACCCAAGAGAAAGGATCTTGGGAGAGATCAAGTACCACCAACTACGAAACGAACCAATTCCACCAGACACCCTAGTCGCTGCGAAGCGCTGGGGTGTTTTGATTCCTAACGACGACATCGCGACAAACAAAGGAGAGCCATCAGATGGCAAACATACAATTCGTAACACCTAAAGGCCGTGCCAAATACCCATGGCTCAACAAGGCTGACACACAGTTCAGTGCTGAGGGTGTCTATTCCACCTACTTGATCATGGACCCGAAAGAAGCTGTAGAACTCAAGCAGCTTATTAAGAAAACAGCTGAGGCCGAGTTTGGTGAGAAAGCCAAGTATTCAGTCCCACTCGAGATCAACGAAGAGACTGGTGAACTCGAACTGAAGTGCAAGAGCAACTACCAGCCGAAGTTCGTAGATAGTTCTGGTCAACCTATCCCACCAGCAAGCCTACCAGCCCTCTACAGTGGGTCTGTCCTGCGTGTCGGTGGTGTGATCAAGCCTTACACCGTGCAGGGTAAGAAGGGCGTCAGCATGCGCCTTGGCTACGTCCAGATCATTGAACCTGTTGGCTCTTCTGGTGGTTCTAGCCCATTTGATGCTGTGGAAGGTGGCTTTGTTGCTCCAGCGTCAATGGATCTACCAAAAGTAGGAACTGACGACGACGGTTCAGCCGACGATGACTTCGACTTCTGATCGAGGACTGAAGTATGGCTATCGATCAGGCTTAGAAGAGAAAGTCGCCCAGCAGATTACCAATGCTGGCTTGGACCTCATGTATGAGACTGATCGTATCCAATACACAGTCCCCGAGCGGAAGGCCAAGTACACACCTGACTTCCGACTGCCCAAGGCTGGTGGGTTTTACTATGTTGAGACCAAGGGCCGCTGGGTCGTTTCTGATCGTGCCAAGGCTTTGCTCTTGCACCACCAGCACCCAGACATCGATATCCGCTACGTGTTCAGCAACCAGAACCAGCGCTTGTACAAAGGGTCTCCCACGACCTACGCAAAGTATTGCGACAAGCATGGTCTGACCTACGCAAACAAGTGGATTCCAGAAGCGTGGATTGCTGAGTCCCTAGCATCACTCAAGTAAGTCACAGGGTCATCCTTAGGGGTGGCCCTTTTTCGTTTTCAATCATGAAGGAGAGAGCATGATGCAACTATCGGTCCAAAAGGTTCAAGACGACAGTGAGTTCGTCGCACATGAACCATGTGACGCCTGCGGATCGAAAGACAACGCTGCAGTCTACACAGACGGTCATAAGTATTGCTTCGGATGCCAAGCGTACACACACGGTGACGAGGAGGCCTCTGGCCCACCAACCAAAGTCACCAAGGCCCCATCTGGTCTACTTACAGGCGAATACCACGCCATCCCCAGCCGCAAGCTGACTGAGGAGACCTGCAGGAAGTTTGGCTACATGTTGTCCAGAAGTAATGGTCAGCCTGTTCATGTTGCCTCCTACAGGGATGCCAAGGGCAATGCTGTAGCCCAGAAGCTACGGACCAAGGACAAGAAGTTCCCTTGGGCAGGTGAGCCAAAGAAGGCCACCCTGTTTGGGTCTCACCTGTGGTCCAACGGTAAGAAGATCGTGATCACCGAGGGTGAGATCGACTGTATGACTGTCAGTCAGATCCAAGGGCACAGGTGGCCCACAGTATCCCTACAGAATGGTGCCCAGAGTGCTACCAAGGCTCTACTTGATGCTTGGGAATACCTGAGCAACTTCGAAGAGATCATCCTAATGTTCGACATGGATGACGCTGGCCGTGAGAATGCCATAGCAGCTGCTGAGGTGCTACCTATTGGCAAGGTGAAGATCGCCAGTCTGCCCTACAAGGATGCCAACGAGTGCCTACTCAATGGTGCCTCTGGTGACATCATCACTGCTATCTTCCAAGCTGCACCCTATAGGCCTGACGGGATCATCAGTGCTGTAGATATGCGTGGGGTGATCTCTGAGGTAGATGCCATGTCGGCTATCACCTACCCGTTCAAGCGTCTGAACGAGATCACCAAGGGCGTCCAGAAGTCTACACTGACGACAATCGCTGCGGGATCTGGGGTGGGCAAGTCCACTCTAGTTCGTGAGTTGGCCTATGGCTTCCTCAAGCAGGGTCAGAACGTGGGCATGCTGATGCTCGAGGAGACACCCAAGAGGTCTGCTCAGGGTATCGTGGGTCTCCACATGTCCAAGAACATCACCATCGATCCTGATGCAGCTACTCAAGAAGAAGTTGAGGCAGCATATGACGATCTGATGGGGCCTGACTATGGTCGCTTCTATCTGTTTGACCACTTTGGTTCGACAGCCATGGATGTCATCAGCAACCGTATCAGGTACATGAACAAAGCGCTGGGCTGTGACATCATATTCCTAGACCACATCTCGATCCTAGTCTCTGGCCTCACGGGGAAAGTGACTGATGAGAGACGCCTAGTCGATGACATCGTCACACATCTCAGGACCAGTGTTGTCCAAGAGTTGGGCATCAGCCTGTTCATCGTGAGCCACCTCAAACGTCCACAGTCTGACGCAGGTCACGAAGGTGGTGCCAAGGTCCAGCTGTCTCAACTGAGATCGTCCCACTCTATAGCACAGCTGAGTGACTTCTGTCTGGGCCTACAGGTGGACGCTGAGGAGCCAACGTCAGGCCGTAGAGAACTGGTCGTGCTCAAGAACCGCTTCACAGGTGAAGTCGGGTTTGCTGGGTCACTCCAGTACAACAGGGACACAGGTCGGCTCATCGATGCCGACGACGTATCACCTTTCTAAAAACATCAACAAATCGAAAACAAGGAGAACACCCATGGGTGAACAAATGAACTTGGCTTTTGCACAGACTAGTGGGGATGCCTACGCCTCCATCGACATCACAGCGCTGGAAGAAGTGGTCCTCAGTATCATCACTGCATTTGGCCACAAAGGCTGCATCTCAGACCAGATACGGATGGCCCTCCCACACCTCGGATACTCATCAGTGACCGCCCGCTACAAGCGTTTGGTGGACATGAACCAAGTGGAAATCATTGGCACCCGTCGTGGCCTCTCAGGCCGCTCTCAGCGTGTCTACCGAGCGACATCACTCCCAAAGGAAAAGCCCCATGCATAACTTTACTATGAACGAATACCAAGCAGATGCAGCCACCACAGCTATCTACAAGTGGAAGGTCATCTACCCTGCGCTGGGCCTAGCTAATGAGGCTGGGGAAGTCCTCGGTAAGCTGAAGAAGTTGATCCGTGACAATGACGTGCGGTTCGATGGCAACAGCAAGATCACAGACCAGCAACGTGCTGACCTCGGGGCTGAACTCGGTGATGTCCTCTGGTACATCTCGAACCTGTCCCGTGACCTCGGCCTGACACTCAACGACATCGCAGCGATGAACCTAGAGAAGCTACTGTCGCGTCAGGAGCGTGGAACCCTCGGTGGCTCTGGTGACAACCGTTGACGGGTGGCCGTTGGATTTGGGATCTCGAGAGTAACGGCCTACTAGACACCATCAGCACCATCCACTGCATGGTGTTCCGTAATGTCGAGACCAATGAGGTCCGCTCGTTTGGCCCAGATCAGATCGATCAGGGTCTCGAGTTACTCTCAGTCGCTGACGAAATCATAGGGCACAACGTGATTGCCTATGACTTCCCAGCAGTTGCCTTGCTCTACCCAGAGTTCAGCACCTCAGCAAAGATCACCGACACTCTCGTTCTAAGTCGCCTGATCAAAGCAAACATCATGCAAGAGGATGCTGACGGGGCCTTCCGTAGTGCTACTGGTGCATTCCCCAAGCGCCTCTGGGGGTCTCACTCTCTGGCGGCATGGGGTCTGCGTGTCGGCAACCTCAAGGGTGACTACACAGGCGGCTGGGAGAACTTCAGCCAAGAGATGTTGGACTACTGCATCCAAGATACCAATGTGACCCTGACGATCTACAAGAAGTTCATGGCCGCGGGTTTCTCTCAGGAGAGTATCGACCTCGAGCATTCACTTGCCGAGATCTGTTTCCGTATTGGTAACAATGGATGGACCTTCGACAACAAGGGTGCTGCGTCTCTCTATAGCACCTTGGCCCAGCGCAGGGCGTCACTCACTGAAGAACTCAACGAACTGTTCCCACCTTGGGACTTGGAAGAAGAGTTCATACCAAAGGTCAACAACAAGACCAGAGGCTACGTGAAGGGCGAGGTGTTCATCAAGAAGCGCACTGTGGCCTTCAACCCGTCATCCCGACAGCACATCCAAAAGTGCCTCGTTGAGAAGTACGCTTGGAAGCCTAAGGTCTGGACTGCCAATGGTCAGGCTCAGATCGATGACGAGGTGCTATCAGCCTTAGACTACCCAGAAGCCAAGCGACTTGCAGAACTGTTCTTGATCAACAAGCGCATCGGGATGTTGGCTGAAGGTTCTGGCGCTTGGCTCAAGAAGGTTGATGGTCACGACGGACGTATCAGACACACGATCATCTCTGGATCTACTATCAGTGGTCGTGCGTCACACCGAGGCCCCAACCTAGCGCAGGTGCCCTCAGTGGGTTCACCATATGGCAAGGAGTGCCGCAGCCTGTTTGGGGTTCCAGACGGTTGGTATCTCTGCGGCTCTGACTTGAGTGGTCTAGAGTTGCGATGCCTTGCTCACTACCTCGATGATGGCGGTGAGTATGCTCGTCAGATCCTCGAGGGTGACATCCACACGTACAACCAAAAGGCCGCTGGTTTGGCTACACGTAACCAAGCCAAGACCTTCATCTATGCGACCATGTACGGTGCTGGCGCTGCTCTCATCGGGCAGATCGCTGGTGGTAGTTCCGCCGAGGGTGCAAAACTGAAGAAGGCGTTTGAGACGGGTATCCCAGCCTTTGGGGTGCTCAGGTCAAACATCGAGAGAGCCGCCAAGCGTGGCTTCCTCAAGGGTCTTGATGGCCGACACCTCTACCTACGCTCTGCTCACAATGGTCTCTCACAGCTGCTCCAAGGCAGTGGTGCGGTTCTCTGTAAGAAGTGGGTCGAGTTAGTAGATCACGAAATCACAAAGCAACACCAAGGCGATGCCTACATCGTTGGCTGGATTCACGACGAGATCCAGATCGCCTGTAGAACTGAAGAGGTAGGACACAATGTCGGTAATATCGCTGGACGAATGGCGGAGCAAAGCGGCGTTTCTTTCAACACAAAGATCCCCATCGCCGCCGAGTATAAACTGGGAAGAACTTGGTCTGACACTCACTGACCTCGACCCATCTATCGCCACTGCAATTGGCCTCTACATCACTCTCGACAGGGCGTGGCGTCAACCCTTCAAGGTTGGCTCCCGTTTCTCTCGGGAAGGTGCAGTCTTGATTGCGATTGCTGCCTCAGAAGGCTTCATCACGACCAGTCTTGGTTCTGATGAGTGGGGCGACAAGTGGTTAATCACAGAACTTGGAATTGAAATGAAAGGAGAACTCGACAATGTCCTTAGAGACGTCTTTGAACCCAACCCTACTAATTGATGCAGACCTGTATCTCTACCGTGCCTGTTCAGTGGCTGAAGAAGAGGTCTACTGGGGTGATGACGTCTGGTCTCTGTCAAGTGATCTGAAGGTCGCCAAGAGCATCTTCCAAGCCAACATCCAGAACTGGTGTGAAGAGTTTGAGACTGTAGACTTCATCCTCTGTATCTCTGACCGAGACAACTTCAGGAAAGAGATCTACCCAGCCTACAAAGGTAACCGCAAGAACGTGCGCAAGCCTGTGGGCTACAAGGCCTTGGTCCAGTGGGCCAGAGACACCTATGAGACCCACACAGAGGCCTTCCTAGAGGCTGATGACGTCATGGGTATCCTCGGGACTGCACCCGACAACAACTCGATCATCATCAGTGACGACAAGGACATGAAGACACTCCCGTGTCGGCTCTATCGTCCTGTCAGTGATGAACGCCTGACCATCACCAAAGAGCAAGCAGACTACCAGTGGCTACTACAGTCCCTCACGGGGGATACCACTGATGGTTACGCTGGCCTGTCTGGTGTCGGCCCTAAGACTGCTGAGAAGATCTTGGGCAGTCGCCCCACTTGGGAGACCGTGGCCAAGGCATATGCAGACAAGGGTATGTCCCATGATGAGGCTCTGACCCAAGCACGTCTGGCGCGCATCCTCCGCTGTGAGGACTGGGACCAAACCACATCAACCCTCAAGCTATGGACACCACCCAATGCAACAGCCTGACCCAGTCAACAGTCCACCACACTACAACAACGGTCAGATCGAGTGCATCGACGCAATGGCTGCAATGGCCGACGGTAGTGGTGTCTGTGGTCACCCTGCCTACCTCTGGCAGAACTCGTTCAAGTACCTCTGGCGGTGGCCCTACAAGGCCCGCCCCCTAGAGGATCTCAAGAAGTGCCGCTGGTACTTAGACCGCCTAATCACAACAATTGAAAATGACATGAAAGAAGACGCATGAAGCAGCCAAGCACGCGTGCACGGGTCGTCACCCGTCGCACCTACAATCGACCCCTGAATGACGAGGGTACTGTGTTTGAAACATGGGAACAGACAACAGACCGCGTCACTGGCCACCAGCAGTGGCTCTGGGAACGGGCCACGGGTTCTGTACTGACAAACGCACAACAGGCAGAACTGGGCGAACTCAATGCACTCATCCTAGACCGTAAGGCAACCCCCTCAGGCCGCACCTTGTGGCTTGGTGGGACCGAGGTGGCAAAGACCCGTGAAGCCTCTATGTTCAACTGTAGCTTTGGCAGACAGTCCACCATCCACGACGTAGTAGACAGCTTCTGGAACCTACTGCAGGGCTGCGGTGTTGGCTTCGAGCCTGTCGTTGGTACACTGTCTGGGTTCTCCAAGCCTGTAGAGGTCGAGGTGATCCGCTCCACGAAGGTCAAAGGTGATCCAAAGGGTTTTGAGCAGAACGTATCACGTACGTACACAGATGCTGATGGGCGTCGTGTGTTTGAACTTCGGGTGGGTGACAGCGCCGAGGCTTGGGCAAAAACTGTAGGCAAACTACTTGCTCTCAAAGATCCTGTGCAAGTGGTGCAACTGAACTTCGAAGAGGTCCGTGCAGCTGGTATACGCCTCAAGGGTTACGGCTGGATCTCGTCTGGCGATGAGACCATCAGCAAGGCCTTGGTGTCGATCTGCGGTATCCTGAGTGAACGTGCTGGCAAACTACTGACCCGCATGAACATCCTAGACGTACTCAACCACCTCGGGACCACCCTGAGTTCACGTCGGTCTGCAGAGATCGCTGTGATGCCTGTGGATGATCCTGAGATCGATGAGTTTATCTTCGCCAAGAAGGACTTCTGGTTGCACGGTAACGAGCACCGTCAGCAGTCCAACAACTCGATCTTGTTTAGTCGTAAGCCATCCAAGTGGGAACTGTCGTACATCTTCACAGCCATGATGTCAGCTGGTGGATCTGAACCAGCATTCATCAACGAAGTGTCGGCCAAACGTCGTGCACCATGGTTCAAGGGTGTGAACCCCTGCGCCGAAATCCTGTTAGGTGACAAGAGTTTCTGTAACCTAGTTGAAGTAGACTGGGGGAAGTACATTGATGATCTAGAGGGTCTACGTCGGGCCATCTACATTGCTGCTCGAGCCAACTACCGTCAGACCTGTGTGAACCTCAGGGATGGCGTCTTGCAGGACACGTGGCACGAACTCAATCAGTTCCTGCGTCTGTGTGGTGTAGGTGCTACAGGGATCGTCAAGCTGATCGATGGTATCGAAGGTCATATGGACCCTGCAACCGTCCTACGTGGCCTCAGGGCAGCGGCTTGGCAGGGTGCTGTGTCAATGGCAGACGAACTGGGCCTACCACATCCAAAGGCTGTCACGACGGTAAAGCCGAGCGGGACACTCTCGAAGATCATGGACACGACAGAAGGGGTACACAAGCCACTCGGCAAGTACATCTTCAACAACGTCACATTCTCAAAGTATGACCCAATCGTACCTGTGATGCTGGCGACTGGTTACAAAGTGATCCAGAAACCCTTCGAGAGTGAGAGTGTCCTGATCACGTTCCCAGTGTCTTATGAGGACGTGAAGTTCGACGTGGTTGATGGGAAAGAGGTCAACATCGAGACCGCTGTGAAGCAGTTGGATCGCTACAAGCTACTGATGGACAACTACGTCGATCACAACTGCTCTGTGACGATCTCCTATGACCCTTCGGAAGTGCCAGCAATCATCGAGTGGATCTTGGACAACTGGGATCACTATGTCGGCGTGTCGTTCATCTACCGCAACGACCCAACGAAGACAGCAGAAGACCTCGGCTATGCCTACCTGCCACAGGAGGTTGTAACCAAGGAAGCCTACGACGAGTACGTCTCGGGCCTGTCTGCTGTGGATCTCGATGGTGCCAACACTCTTGAAGAACTCCAAGACGAGGGCTGTTCAACGGGTGCCTGCCCGATCCGATAAGAGTGCCAAAAGCCCAACTTGCAAAAAGTTAACTGCAGGTTGGGCTTTAGTTAATTTTCTTCATTAGGGGTATTGCATGTTAGGGCACTACGCCCTATCTAGTGGGTAGGGCAATGAAGCCCGCCAATCAGGAGAACGACCAATGACAAAAACAGTATCATTTGGACGTGATGGCATCATCGCAATGAAGTCTAACAAGAGCTATGAGCCAGTTGGCTTTATTCGCAAAGATGGCTCTAAATTTGTGGGGTACATTTTCAACATTAAGAACGGCTTTGCCGATTATAACAACAGAACAAACAACATTCACCATGCGATGGCCACTGGCACAGTTGTGTCCAGCAATTCTCGCAAAAATATTGCCAGTAAGGTTGCTGAAATTTATGCAGCCAGCTTTCAATGAAAAGACAGCCAATGACACCTCAAGAGTTCAAAGACGCCCGTCACGCCCTTGGCTACTCTGCGGCTGGTTTAGCCAAGGAGTGGTCGATGGGTGCAAACGGTGGCAGGACGATCCGCCGCTGGGAGGCTGGTGGTGGCATACCAGTGAACCCCATTGCCGCCTACTGCATCGCCCTGATGCTCAAGGCCCACCAGAGCGGCTGACAGAGCGGCTGACAGAGCCGACAGATACACAAGACAACCAAGGCTCCCTCACGGGGCCTTTTTCGTTCCAACCAAAGGAGAGGCCAAATGACACAGATTAATGCAAGTGAACTTGAAGAACTAAAGGCTGCTGAGGCTGCTGCTCGTAAGGCTTCTTATGCTGCTGCACGTGATGCTACTAATAGTGCTTATACTGCTCGTGATGCGGCTGCTGATGCTGCTGCTGATGCTTATGATGCTGCTAAACTGAAACTTTTACAAGGAGACAAATAATGACAAGTAAACTTGAAGAACTAAAGGCTGCTGCTGCTTATGCTTATGCTGATGCTTATGCTGCTGATGATGCTTATGCTGAGGCTGTTTATGCTGATGCTTATGCTGCTGGTTATGCTGCTGCTTATACTTTTGCTGCTTATGCTGCTGAGGCTGCTGCTGCTGAACTAAGACGTTTACAAGGAGGCAAATAATGCCACAGATCACTGCAACACTGATCGACCACATGGGCAGTGACCTATCAGTAGTCAACGCAGCACGGGTATCCTTTGGTAAGAAGAGTGAATGGGTGGAGGGTCACAAAGACGGACACCCTTCCGTTACCCCAGTTCTAGCCACTAGGGATGAGAAGCTCATCAAATACCTAGCCAAGCACAAGCACATCAGTCCTTTCGGTCATGCCTTCGCATCCTTCCACGTCAAGGCTCCGATCTTCGTAGCACGACAACTTGTGAAGCACTCCTATCTCCGTTGGAACGAAGTTAGTCGTCGATACGTAGATGATGAACCTGAGTTCTATGTGCCTGACGTATGGCGTGGCCGTAGTGCTGACAAAAAGCAGGGGTCTTCTGACGAGGAAGTTGACGTAGCCTACTATGATCGTGACGATGGTTATAACGACTGGCCTACTGATGCGAACAGTGTAGCGCTTGAGGCTTACCAAGAAATGATCAAGCTAGGAGTAGCACCTGAGCAAGCACGTATAGTACTGCCACAGTCAACCATGACTGAGTGGTACTGGAGTGGATCACTGGATGCCT